GACGTGCTGTGGGGCACCGCCGCCGATGATGATGAACCCGACCTCGGTGACGGCGAAGACGGGGCGGCCGGTGCCATCGAGCTTCGAGGCGTCGGTCGAGTCGGAGAGGGCGACGGTGAGGCCGTCGTCTGGTGTGTAGAACCAGATTTTGCGGTCGTCGGTGACAAAGAGGATGCCCTTGAGCGGGTCGTAGCCGGTGGCGCCGATGATGTTGGCGGTGCCGAGGCTGTGCCCCGTCTGCCAGGTGGTGATGCCCGGGCGAGCGCGGATGGCGCCGGCCTGGTCGACCCAGACGTTGGTCGACAGGGAGACGGCGCCCTCGGCGGCAAGCTCCTCGATGCCGCTGACGAGCTGGCCGCTCAGGGTGATGCGGGACGTGGGCATTTACGCCGCCGTGGTCGCCCTGGCGACCTCGCGCCACCCGTTGCCGGCGAACACGAACTCGTAGGACATGTACTCGCCCGCCGGGATGGCGCCGAACGCCGCTCCATCCAGCTTCCAGTTCGACCCGCCGCCGACCGCGGGGGTGACCCCGCCGCCGGTGTTGTTGAAGAACACGAGCTTCAGCGTTGTGCCGTTGCGCGGCGACGACGGAATGGGCGTCGCCACAGTGACGGCCCCCGCAAGCGTGGCGATCACAGTCTTCCCCAGCAGGCGGTTCGGCGTCAGCGTGCCGCCGTTCGCAACCGAAACGGAGTACGCTCCCTCGGACCGGTCGGGCGCATCAAGGATGACGTTGCCGGTGCCAGCGGAGGTGTCCGCGATGGTGAGGTGCGCGGTCGACGTCGAGTAGTTGCCACCAATGACGACGTACGTCGCTGCAGAGCTGAGGGAAATGTGCCCCTGGCCAGCGCCGCAGGTCGCGAACGTACAGGACAGCACCATCACCCGCGTGCCCTGGATGTAGACCGGGACCTCGGCCGCGGGGATGCCGGCGCCGATGATGGTGATGTGGCCGGCGGTGCTCTCGATGTTGATCCCGCGCCCGCTGGCCGCGGAGAAGTAGCCACCAACGACCGTGTGCTGGGTCGTGGACGGAAGCGAGGTCTGGGCGAAGTTGATGCCGCGCGCGTCTGCGTGGGCCGGCGCCACGACGGTCGTGTCGTAAATGCTCACACCGGAGGTCGTGGTGCCGGCGACCTTGATGCCCGTCCGGTGACCGCTGACGTTGACGCGGCGGATGGAGATGATCGCGCAGCCAGTCGTGATACTGATGCCGATGCCAGTCGAGTTTGAGGTGGCCTGGATGTCGACGTCGCGAATCTCAGCGCCCGACACAGAGGTCAGCGTGAGGAAGTCCAGCGCGGCGCCACCGACCGCCTTGAGGATGGTGCGACCATTCCCCGCGCCCACCAGGTTCACGCCGGTGGTAGTCATGGTCAGGGTGGCCGAGGTCTTGTACGTCCCGGGCGGGAAGTACACCGTCATGCGCCCGCTGCCAGTGGCGAAGTTGATCGCCGCCTGAATGGCGGTGGTGTCGTCGGTCGTCCCGTCGCCCTTCGCGCCGAAGGCCTTCACGTTGACGACGAGCCCGGACATCCAGTCCTTGAGGTTCATCGCCGTGGCGGTGCTGGTGGCCAGGTACTTCGCGTCGGCTCCGCCGATGCTCGTCTGCATGGCGTCGAGGGCGCCGTGCAGCGTGGAAGACGTGAACGAGCTGGTGTTGAGGTCGACGACCTCGCTGCGCTCGGTGTTGGCGCGGTCGAGGTCGAAGACCTCGGTCCCGGTCGACGTCTGCACGATGAGGCGCACCGGCGACGTGGCGTAGCGCTCGGCCGCGCCGTTGGCGTCGAGGGTGATGCCACTCGTCTGGGGGTCGACAACGGTGCCCTCGGCGTCCGTGTAGATGGTCGCCAGCGTCAGGGTGCCCGGCTGGTAGGCGTAGGCCTTGCCATTGGGCGCCCCGGCAAAGCCGGCGGCGAGGGGCTTGATGAGCGATGCGAAGGGCATTAGCAGCTCCCCAGGTAGAACTGGAGGTTCCCGGTCTCTACGTCACTGGAACGCGCGTCCTCCTCGGACGCCTTCGCCAGGTTCATGAAGTAGGTGGCGCGGCCCTCGCCGTAGCCCGAGGCCAGCGCGAGGTCGTGCGCGAGGTGATAGATCACGGTCTTCAGCCACCGCGCATCGAGGTCGAGGTCGATGTCGAGGCCGCTGAGGTCGCGAATGACGCGAGCGCGCGTGTAGCGCAGCGTGGGCGCGTCAGAGCCGGGGACGGGCCACAGGTAGAGTGTGACCGTCGACTGCTTCTGCGCGTAGTAGCGCGTCGGCACGCCCTGCTCGGTCTTGTCGGTGATGCGCACCCAGTCCTCGCGGGACATGGGCTCTACCTCGGTCTCAATGTTCGACGAGTCGACGATCATCGCCGGGCCGACCACGTCGTACGTGTCGCTGTCGAGCGCGTAAGATGCGGTACCCGAGGTCAGCGTCTTGGTCGTCGGCTCCAGCGTGCGCAGGATGAAGCCGTCGTTCTGCAGCGCCTTGACGATGACGTTGAGGTGGTCGAGGGCGTTCGTCTCCTCCAGCGCCGTCGGCGCTTCAGAGAGACCACGCACGAGGCGATAGGCGGCCTTGACGATGCCGCGTGCGTTGAGCTTGAAGGTCGAAGTGGAGGCGACAGCCATTAGCGTATGGGGGCAGAGGTGCGTGGGTTCTGGCGGTACAGGAGCGCGAGCTGGGCAATGCCCTTCACGGAGGCAGAGTTGGCCCAGTCCTGCGTCTGGTAGGTCAGGCCGCAGCGACTCATGAGGTAGAGCTTGTCGTATCGAGCACCGACCTGGGTCTTGTCCTCAGTGCGGCGACGCACGACGTGCACAGCCTCCTTGGCCGCCTTGAAGTCAGACTGCGAGACGGACGACTGGATGGCGGAGAGCAGGCCTATGGTGCCGAGGGAGTACGTCGAGGGAGAACTGACGCTGAGCGCCGTGTTCTTAGGGCCGTTGACGTCGACGTGGTTGGCGATGGCGAACTTCGGGTCGTAGGTCCCGGTGTTGTCGTCGGCGAGCTGCTGCGCGCTGTATGTCGCTGGCGTTGCGTAGGTCGAGTTAGAGGTTGCGCTGCGTAGCCAGCTGTGGATGGCGGCGACGCGAGTCGAGTAGCCCTCGTAGTTGTTGAGCGCCCACAGGGCCACGGCGTATTGCGAGCCGAGAATGATGTTCTCGCCCGAGCCGTAGCGCTGCCAGGACGCGGTGCCCGCGACGCCATTAATGGCGTGCTGGTAGTAGTTGTACGGGGTCGAGGCCGAGAAGCCGACGGTGCCACCAACGCCGTTGGTCCAGAAGGCGTCCGCCTCCGAGATCATGGTCGACAGCGGCGCCGCGGTGTCGGAGTTGAAGTCGGCGAGGCCGCCGTAGCCGGTAAAGCCGTACGTGCGCTCGCCGTCGGTGGTCTTCAGCTCCTTGAGGAACCACAGCCCGGCGATGTCTAGCACCTCGAAGGTGAATGGCTGCGGGACGGTCCCTGAGTCGAAGTATGCCGAGGTCCAGGCGCCCGAGTGCCAGCGGTTGCCGCCTGCGTCCTTGACGTAGTGGGTAGCCAGCTTGTCCGGACACTGCATGAGGCGCAGGTTGGTGGCGGCGTCGCGGGCGGCCTGCAGGTAGGAGCTAGTGCCGTGCACGCGATAGGCGTAGAGGCAGGCGAGCCCGCCCATGTACGTCGACTCGGCGCCAAAGACGGCCGAGTCCGGCCGGTCGGGGCCGGCGGTCGTGCAGTTGAAGCCGCCGTAATAGGCGGTGCCGGTAAAGGCGGCCACCTTTGCCTGCTGCGAAACGAGGTAGTCGGCCAGCTCCTTGAGCTTCGACTTGGCGCGCGTGATCCAGGCGGCCGGGCGGCGGTCCTCGACGATGAGGTTGTAGAGGTACACACCAACCCAGCCGGCGGTCACAGGCGCCAGCGTGTGGTCGGTCTCCGATGTGACCACGCCGTCGCTGTTGACGGTCTCTTCGGGGGCGGCGCGGCACAGGAGGTCTAGGACCTCGCCCTCTTCGAACTCGTAGCTCGGCGTCGAGGCGCTGCCCTTCTTGTACTTGGTCGGCGGCAGCTTGAACGGGCGGATGGACGCGTAGTGGCGGTCGAGGGCAGACGTCGTGCGGAACTTCCAGTGCAGGTTGCACTCGGCGAACCCGTCGCGGATGCGCACCTCGCTGGGATAGAGCGCGCGCCTGGAGCAGACGTCGCAGGCGCGTATGTAGTTCTGCTCGACGTACACCCTTACACGCGGAGCGAGATGTCCACGACCCCGGTCGAGTTGACACCGGCGATCCAGCCGTAGGAGGCCTGGTCGTTAGCCACCAGGGAGCCGTTCTTGAGCGTGATGTTCTCGATGGCCCAGTCGAGGTCGGTGAGGCCGATGGTCAGGGCGTTGCCGTTCCAGCCGTAGGTTCCACCGTCGAAGGTGCAGTCCTTGAGGTAGTTGCCGAAGGTGCTGCCGCCAAACGCGACGGCAGAGCCTGGGCGCGTGGTGGCGTCCCCCGAGGCGGTGAAAGTGCAGCCCTCCAGGCGGTTGAAGCTCGACTCGATGGACACGCCGACGGGGTTGGCCGTGTCGCTCGTGCCGAACGTGAAGTCGCAGTCCTTGACCAGACAGCCGTTGCCGCGGATGCGAATGCGCGCCGAGGCAGCGGCCGTCGAGGAGGCGAAGCGCAGGTTGTAGAAACGCCAGCTCGAGCCGGCGGCGGTGGTGTCGATGCCGTAGACCGCGCCGCCGACGGTGAAGGTGGGGCGCGAGGTGCCGGTGCCCAGGCCGATGATGGTGACGCCGGTGGTAGTGGCCTTGGTGACGGCGGCGGTCAGCGTCTCTGCGTGCGAGGACTTGCAGACGATGATCGGCGACTCGTTGGTCACCACGTCGGGGTCGCCGACGGCGGCCGCGAGCGTCGTGTAGGGGCGCTCGAAGCTGCCGTCAGCGGTGGCCGTCGAGGTCGAGTCGACCCAGATGACGTTGCGGTTGGCCGGGGAGGACTGGATCCAGGGCGTGAGCGTGGCGAGCGAGTAGCCGCTCGTCGCGAGGCCCTTTGGCCAGTGCCTGAAACGCGTGACTGCCATGGTCTCCTCGGTATCTCCGGGCCGGGTTTAGCCTCGGAGCCGAGGAGACCCGGCGTATGCTGTTAGACGCTGGCGGTGCCGATAACGAGACCGCGCTCGTTGTTGTCGTTCACCAGGAAGTTGTCGAGCAGCGCCATGTTGTTGGTCGCGTGCCGGGTGAAGACCACGGTCTCGGCGGTGGCGTCGGCGTCGACCGCCATCAGGTTCCGCTCCAGCCGCCCAGTGCAGGCCAGGTTGGCCCCGAAGTCGATGGCGCAGGTGTTGCCGCCGCCGTTGGCGTAGAGGAAGTTGTCGACGATTTCGAGCTGAGTCGACGCGGTGGTCAGGGTCTCGATGAGACCGTCGGTGTCGGTGGCCAGCGCGCCCTGGATGTAGTTGTTGCGGATGATGGCGCGGTCGGCGCCAATGAGCCGGATGACGGTGCCGGTCGCGCTGATCTCTGCGGTGGCGGCCGAGTTCCAGAACTTGTTGTGCTCGACGACCATGTCATCGGCAGCGGCGGTCGTGAGCAGGCCGACCGTGAGGATCTGGTCGGCGTCCACGCCCGTATTGATGCGGCAGCGCGCCAGGCGGAACCCGGCGGCCGAGACGGTGATGGCCGCAGCCACAGTGACCGCCGTGGTGAGCGACGGGTCGCCCGCCCAGTTCAGGATGCAGTTCTCGATGCAGACGTTCGCCACATCGATGGCCAGGTTCGAGGTGGCCGCCGACCAGTGGAAGGTCGGTCGGTCGTTGCCGTGACCCACGCCCAGGATGCGCACGCCAGCCACGATGTTCGACCAGCCGTCGGCCCCGGAGATGGTCTCCGTGTGGCCGGGAAGGCAGATCACCGTGTCGCCCCGATTGGAGCGGCCGGCGAAGGTCGCCAGCGCGGCGTTCACCGAAGTGAAGAAGCCGGCGCTGCCGTCGATCATGCCCGGAGGCAGGCGGTCGAGAGCAGCCGCGCCCGAGTTGTGCACGTACGCGACGAGGCCGCCCGTGGGCACCAGGAGGTACCCCGGGAAAACCTCGACCGGGCCGTGGACGTTGAGAGAAGGGAACGCCATTGTGGTGGCTCCTTAGATGTTCGAGCCGAGGACGCCGCGCGGGTTCGCCCAGGTGTCCTGCAGGCGGTAGAAGCCCATGAACTCCTTCACGAGCGCCGTGTCGTTGTTCGACTGGCGGAACTCGGGCTCGTCCGAGATGAACCGCATGAGGCCCTGCGGCGCGTCCGTCTTGATGAACCAGTTGGTCGTGCTCGACATCCAGGGGACGTCGACCGGCTCCAGCTTGCCCTTCATGACGTTGATGGTGTGGTTCGAGGTGTCGTCCTTCATCGCGCTCTTGAGAATCTCGTGCGCGCGCCAGATGAGGTCCGACGGGACAATGAGCCGCTTGCCCTCGACGCCGGCCAGGAGGCCATTGGAGCCGGCCATCTTGCGGCAGGCGGTGAGGTACGTGCGCAGCGCCGTGTTCGACAGCGTCAGCGCAGCCGGCGCGTTGCTGTAGGTGCCGCCACCCTTGAGCGGGTGGTCAGAGGCGCAGAGCGCCTTGCCGTCCGCGCCCGTGTAGGACGAAGAGAAGGCGTTGTTGAGGACGGCGACCGCCTGGTACTCCATCGAGCGCTTGGCCGCACGGCCCAGTTCCTTCACGCCCTCGACGGTCTCCTTCTTGTACTTCGTGAAGCGGATGACCTCCTCGGGGATTTCGATCCGCTTGGCGAAGGTCTTGATCTCGACCCGGGTCGAGAACCCCTGGCCAAAGTGGCCGAGGCCAGCGTTCTGGCCGGGCGCCTTCGGCTCGAAGTTGCCGACGGGCACAATCTCCTGCACGTCGAAGTACAGGTCGTCGGCCGGCTTCTTGTCGAGGTACTTCGGCCAGACCTTCTCCGACTCGGTGCTGCCGACCTCGGAGCCGAAGGTGCCATTGAGCACCTTCTTGAAGAAGTTCCACTGGGTAGCAAGCGTCGTGCTGCTCATGACTTTTCCTTACCGGCCGGTCTGGAGGTAATGGGGGAGCTGTCCCCAGTTGCAGACGACCAGTGCACGCGCCGAGGCGCTGAGGCCGTCCTGGCCAATCTCCTGCACGATGTCGATCACACGCCACAGCAGGGTGCTGGTCGTGTTGGCGGTGCTCACGTCCAGTTCGACAGCCGACTCCAGTCGCGTTGCGTCCGCAGCGACGCTGAAGGTGTGGTCGACGTTGGCCCCGATGAGTCCATACAGCTCAGACGCGGCGTCGTGGTTGGCCGAGTCGGCGTCGTCCATCGCAATGCTAAAGATCGCGTCCGGGGTGCAGAAGGCGATCGTCGCCTTCGTCGCCGTCGCAGAGCCGCGCGTAGTCGGCTGGTAAGTGTGGCTGGCCGCGAGGTACTCGACGCTCCTGCCGCCATCGGTCGCGGAGTACCGCCAAAGGCCCGTGATTACGCCAAGGACGCTGGTGTTGGCGCTGGTCGCGCCGCTGGTCGCGTCGCCAGTGGCGTCCGCCTTCTCCACAGTGCCGTCGCCCACCCAGCGGACCGGGTCGCCCACAGCGAGTGCAGTACCGTAGCCGCTGGCGACCTCGTAGGTCCACTCGGCAATGCTGGCGCCCTTGCCCCGGCTCAGAGAGCCCCAGGGCTTGAAGCCCTTCTTAACAACGTTCGGCATATCTCAGTGCTCCTTACGCGCCCGCCTGCGGCGGGGTCGAAACGACAATCGGGGCCGATTCGGCTTGAATCTTCCCGCTGATAAACGCGTCCCCACTGGCCATCTCGGCCAGCTTCTGCTTGCGCCACTCGCCCACAGGCAGCGAGCAACAGACGTGGTCGAGGACCTTGATCTGCTTGCCAGCCAGCTCGGCGTCGACAGTGACGCCAGCGGGGCGCACAGACGTCGGCCCGTACTTCTCCACGCGGTACCCGCGCGCCGCATACAGCGTCACGTCGGTCTCGTGCGGCCACACATAGGCGCGCACGCCGTCCGTCTGAAGCCCGTTGACGAGCTTCAGCTTCTTGCCGTCATGAGCGCGGAGCGTGAACTGGTAGTTGAGGTCACCGTCAATGGCGACCTTCAGCTCCGACTTGTCGATGCGCTTGAGCGAGAGAAGGTCAGCGACCTTGTCGTCCTCGCTCTGGCTCGGCTTCTCCGGCTCGGGGGCGAGCGTAAGCAGCTCGCTCTCGTCCTTGGCGGACTTGGGCAATGGGCACCATGTGCGCGTACCGTTCCAGCCACCACTGCGAGTCGCGCTAACCTCGCCAGGCCGAAAGCCGCTTTCAGGTGCCAGCCACGCTGCGCCGCGGAGAGCGCCAGGCCGATGGTTCTATGTGACCACGCCGTTTCGCGTGGTTTCAAGTATCGGCTAGTCGTGCAGTCGGGACGGGTCCTCTTTGGCGATTTCCGCGGCGATCTCGCGCGCCAGCTTCTGCAGCTCGGCGCCCTTGAGGCCACTGGCCTGTAGCATGGCGTTCTCCTCGGCGGTAAACGTCACGCGGGACGGCTTGGCGCCGGCCTGGCGCTGCGGGACGCCCTGGTAGAGCTGCTTCTGCTGCGCGGTCGGCGCGGGCGCGGTGCCGATACCCAGGCGGGCTGCCACGCGCTGCGCGGCGATGCGCGAGGTGGCCAGACCCTCGGGCTGCCCCTCGACCTTGACCAGGTACTGGTACATGGCGGCGGCCTGCTCGCGCTTGGCGCCGTCGTTGAGCCACGGGTGCTCGGCCAGGAGCACGGCGCGCTCGTAGGCGGCGCTGTCCTGCGCCTCGCGCGGCTTCTGCGCCGCCATGCGCTGCTCGATGAGCAGGTCGATGCGCCGCTGGTCCAGCTCCCAGTACCGTTCCATCGCCTGCTGCGCCAGGGCGGCCGGCGTGCCCTCGGCCGAGGCGAAGGCGAGCTGCATCTGCATGTCCTTCATGACCTTGGCCACTTCGGACGCGTGGTTGACCGCCGGGGCGGCCGGCGGCGCGGCGTCGTTGGCCGGGCGGATTGAGCGCTGCAGCTCGGCGAGCTTGGCCTCGTAGGTGGCCGCCTGCTGCGCGAGCTTCGCCTCCAGCTCCGCCTTCGCAGCGGACAGCTCCTGGAACTTATTCGCCCGCTCGGCCTTCTTCTGCGCCCAGCGGCCGTGCTCGTCGCGCGGCTGGTCGGCCGGAGCGGCATCGGCGCCGGTGTCGTTCGCCGGCTCGGAGAGGTCAACTACCGTGGCGTCGGTCGCCGGGCTGGTATCGACGGTTGGCGAGGTAGTTTCTTCGGACGAGCTGGTGAGAATCTCGGGGTCCATTTACGCCGCCTTCTTCTTGGGGACGAGGAGGGTGTAGCGACCGTCGGGGCCCTTGACCTGCTGGTACTTGCCCGACTGCAGCGCGTTCTTGAGGTCCACCGACCCCTGGATGTAGTGGTACTCCACGAAGAGCATCTGCTTGCCGTCCTGGCCACCGACCCGGTAGACCTCGCGCTCGTCACCGGCGAAGGCCGCGAACCACACCAGCTCGCCCAGCTCCAGGCCCTGGCTCTCCAGCACGTCGCGCGCCCGGCCGGACCACGCGAGCAGCACGCCGATCGGGTCGTGCGGCACGTGCGCGTCCGGGAGGAAGAGGCCACCGGCCGTCACCTCCTTGGGCGGGATGCGGTAGATGATGACGTTGTCGTGGATGGGCTGGTACGGCACCTCGGGGATGTCGTACTCCTTCATCCGACTTTCGAGCTTACTCATTGTGCTTGTCCTCGCTGGTAATGTGAGAGATGACCTTCATGTAGCCTCGGCGGACGCCGGCCATGAACGTCGCGCCGAGGTGGTTGACGTTCTCCCCGACGAGGGTGAAGACGTCCTCCTCGGCCATGCGCTGCATGTCCTTCAGGTCTTCGAGCAGGGCCAGGGTGCGCGGGTGCAGACGCCACTGTTCGAACTCGTGGCCGTTGTGCGTGTGCAGCTTGTTAGAGGCCAAGCAGCGGCTCCTGCGTGGTCTCGGCCATGGCGGCGGCTGCGCCGGGCGGGGTGCCGGGGCCGGCCTGCTGGGGCATGCCACCGGTCTTCGTGTAGAGCTGCGCCATGTGCTCGCGCTTGTGGCGCTCGAACATCTGCTTGCCGGTGGGCGAGAGCTGCTGCGCGAACGGGCCCGACTCGAAGATGGCCATGCTGGTGAGGTGGGCGTTGTCGTCGTCGTCTGGCAGCGCGGGGTGGTACTCCTCCTTGATGAACCCGGCGTTCTCGTCCTCCTGGCTCATGGGCTGGGGCTCCTGGCCCTGCTGCGCGGCTTTGACCGCCTCGTCCATGAGGCGGGCCAGGTCCTCGCGGTCGAGGGCCTTGAAGAAGCCAGTGAGCGCGGCGTGCATGACCGGCGGCGGGACCATGCCGGGCGGCAGCTGCATGAGCGCCGACATGATCTGAGTGGCCTCGTCGACCCGCTCGGGCCGGGAGGACATGCGAGCGTCGGCGGTGAAGGTGACGTCGAAGGCGGCGAGGTAGTGCTTGCGGCCAATCTCGCCGCGCTGTGGCGGCAGCTTGTGCTCGGGGTCGATGACCGGGAAGAACTCCGAGTCCTTGAGGTAGACGCTGTTGAGCCGCGCGAGGTGCTTGATCTCGTACTTGAGGTCGTCGAGGAACCCGCGCGTCAGCACCATGATGGCGGTGAGCGCCTGGCTGACTCGAATCTTGATGCCGGCGGCGGTCTCGCGGTCCTGTGCCTCGCCCGACATGACGTCGGGGGCCGAGGAGACGCCGTCCGCCTCCTTCTCGACCTGCAGGACGAACTGCATGATCGAGGCGTCGGGCGGGTTGAACTTGAAGGGCAGGAAGGCGTTCTGCAGCTGCGTCGCCGTCATGCCCTTGACCCGGGTGAACTTCCCCGGCTTCCACTCCATGTCGCCGGCCAGCGGCACGTCGTCCGACATGAAGCCGGACTGCGTGTTCGACAGGCGGGCAGCTCCCACGTGCTGCGCGGCCAGCTCGTTGGCCAGCTCGTTGTGACCGACGAGCAGCGTGCCGATGCCGAAGTGGTAGAAGCCGTGCGGGTTGGGGATGGCGCCGAGGTGCACGAAGAAGTTGATCGGCACCATCTTCACGGGTTCGGGCGGTGGCGGCGGCTGCGGGGGCTCGAGCGCCGGCTGCGCGGGCGGGGCGGACATGTCCTGCGCGCCCGGCATGGGCGGCTCGGTCATGGTCTGCGCCATGGCGGCCTCGTACTGCTGCATCGCCATGGCGTGCTGCTCGGCGTTGGCAGCTGCCTCGGCCTCGTAGCGCGCGCGGTCGGCGGCGTCCTCGTCCTCGCGGACGACGATTGCCACCACCTTGCCCGTGGTGAGGTCGGTGGTGACGATGACCGGGCGGTCGTCCTCCTCTCCTGGTAGCTGCAGCCAGCGGTGGCACTCCAGGAAGTCGCGCTCGAACTTCTTCTCGCCGGCTTGCGGGGCGGTGACGCCACCGGCTTCGTCGGCGACGTCCTTGAGCGGGCTGCGCTCCATGCTCGCCTCGCCGATGTCGACGGTGCGCTCTTCGCCGGGCTCCTCCTGGAAGAGGGCGCGGGCGCCGACGTACCAGCCCTTCGACTCCAGCTTCTCGACAGCGTGGCGGGGCAGGTGGAGCACGCGCGTGATGCGCGGCACGTCGCCCATCTCAGGGTCGACGGACCGGGCGGTGTATGGGATGACCATGTCCTCGATGGGCACGTCCTCGGCGCGGTTGCGGTCGAGGGCGACGTCGCGGAACTGGTGGCGGAAGGTGGAGCCGCCGAGCACCCAGTCGAGGGCGGTGTTCTTGAGCGTGCGCACCCACTCGGGCATCTGGTAGCGGAGCTGCCAGTTGGCGTGCTTGTCGACGCTGTTGACCAGGCCCCAGTCCTCGAAGCCGGTGGGGACGGGCTTGACGATGTCGCCCTTGGCCGGGACGACCTGGTCGTAGAGGCGAGTGAAGAGCCGCAGCGCGGCCTTGGTGACGATGGGGATGTGCGGCTTCGTCCCGCCCTCGAAGGGGTGGGACATCATTTCCTGCATGCCGACGAAGTGCTTGAAGACCTTCGCGCGGTGCTGCATGTACGACTCGCGCGCCTTGCAGTCGGCGTGGTAGTCGTTGACGACCTCCTGGCCCAGGTTCTTGAGCCACTCACCCTGCTGGTGGGTGGCGTACTGGGAGACGAGGTTGACGGTCTCTGGCTTCTGGCCGGCGGGGAGGGCGGGGCGAGGGGCGTCGGGTCCCAGGTCCACGGTCATACCCTCGTCGGGCGCTGCGAGGTCTACTTCCATCCGGCGATGCCTCCAGACGGCCGCACGGTCGAGCGCTTAGCTTCAGAGCGCCTGCGGGCAAGCTCGTCGATGATGTCGTCGTTCTCGTTGGCGGGTGCGACGGGCTTCATGGGGCGGGACAGGCACGCGTAGCCCACGGCGTCGTAGCCGTGGTCTTCAGCGTCGGTGTCGACGTCCTCGGGGTTGTTCTCGTCGCGTGGAAGAAGCGGCAGCGTGTCGATGAGGTACTTGCAGCGCTTCATGAACGCGATCATCGAGCGCTGCTTACCGTCAGGCGTCGGGATGCGGGCAATGAGGCGCTGGCGGACCTGGTCGGCCATCGCCACGCGGTTCTTCTCGGACTTGATCCAGTTGACGCCCTTTCGGATCATCTCCTCGGCGATGTTCGGGGCCGAGGAGCCCTGCTCGGCCCAGCACTGGCGGTCGAGCGGGCCATAGAGCATCGAGCGGCCCTCTTCGTCGTTCCAGTCGCCGTAGTGGCGTTCGATCTCGCGGATGCGGTCAGCCACCATGGAGGCGGTGTGCTGCTGGACGACGAGGCAGTGGTAGGCGGTCATGACGCCGTCCCAGTCGACCTCCCACCACACGACCACGCACTTGCCCGGGTAGTAACCCCAGTCGCAGGAGCGGAAGCGGAAGGTGCCGGGGCGTGGAGGGCGGTCTTCGACGACGTGATAGCCACGGTCCCAGCAGTCCTCGAAGAAGGCGCCCTCGACCGCGTCCCATGAGCCGTGGTAGAGCGCCTCGCGCATGGCGGGCGACATCTGCAGGAGGCCGGCGTAGTACTCCTTGCCGATGTGCGGGTTGTCCTGCACGCGAGCCGGGATGAACATGCGGTCGCGCGTGATCACCTCGCCGGTCTCTGGGATGGTGATGTTGACGCGGATGACGGTCTCGGGCGCGACCTCGCCGATCTTGAACCGGCGCTTCACCCAACCGACGCCACGGCCCACTGGGTTGGTGGCGGCGCGGGCGAAGATGTACGGCTTGAGGGCCGGGTCGGAGGTGCGCAGGCGCGAGTCGACGATGAAGCAGTACTGCTCCTCCTCAAACTCGGTTACCTCATCAAAGGACCCGCCGGAAAACTCTGGCCCCGAGTAGTTGAGCCGGTCCTGCACATGCTCCATGTGGCCGTACTGCACCTTGAAGCCACACCGGAACGTGAACATGTGCTCGTTGGCGTTGTACTTGACCGCCGGGTCGATGGCCTTGTAGATGGGGTGCGCGCGGTCGATGGTCTGCAGGAGCCGGGGCGTCGTGCGGCGAAAGTAGATGTCCCACCCTCGCGACTGCTTGATCTCACCGCGCTGGTAGCGCTGGTCCTCCAAGGCGAGCTTGTAGCCGGGCAGCACAATGAGCGCCTCGGTCTTGCCGCCGCCGGCCGCGCCGCCGTACAGCACCTCGAAGACCTTCGAGCGCAGGAACCGGGTCTGTGGGCCGGGGTTTGGGGTGAAGCCAGCCACTACCGCGCACGCCTCTCTGCGTAAAACGCTGCGTTCAGGATGCGGTTGAAGTCGCCGCCGAAAGCACGAATGCCGCTGCTGCACTTGCCACACAGGAGTCCGTGGACGTCGCGCGTAACGCGACAGCGGTCTATGTAGAGCTTCTCGCTATCTAGCTCGCACACCGAGCACCTGCCGCCAGTTGACGCCTCCAGCAGGCGGAAGCCCTCCAGTGAGAGTCCGTAGCTGCGACGAAGCTTCTTCTCGTGCTCGCTCAGCTTCCTCGGCGGGCGCTCGCCCCTCGGGCCGGAAATCTGGCTCACGCGCGCTGGCGAGATGCCATACTCATTGGCCAGCGCCTTTGCGGTCTCGCCTGCGAGGTAGCGAGACCTGATTTCCTGCCGCCGCGCTGCGGCGCGCTCCAGAGCCTCTCTCGTCACTTCTTCGGCTCAACTTCGACGTCGATCACCGGCCGCTGCGCGGCCTCCTCGTCGCTCTCCAGCGGCGGCAGCTGGATGAGGATGTTGATCTGGCTTTGCCCGCTACTCGCCGCCGCCTCCAGGCGGCTCCTCGCCGCAGCTCGCTCACTCGCGAGCTTGAGGTACACGGGCGCGTCCTTGGTCGACTTGCGCGCGTCCCTGGCGATGCGGAAGTCGCGCGCCGACATGCCGGCCGGCTTCTCGGGCGGAATGCGTGTGCGCGTCTCTGGGTCGTAGCCGTCGTCGTCGATGTCCGCCGCCTTGTTGGCCGCAGAGGCGATGGCCATGTCCTCCTCGGCCAGCTGCGCCTCGATGGCGCGGCGGATAGCCACCGGGTTCAGGGTGGGCGGGGCGAGGTTCACTCGTCGACGACCCCGCGCTTCCAGAGCTTGTGGAGGAGCTGCTCCTCCTCCAGCTTGGTGAGCGCCTTCCACTCGATTTGCCTCACCGCCTCCGCCGACACCCCCATCGCGTCGGCCACCTGCCACAGGCTCATTGGCCCCCGCTCCGCCAGGTCCAGGGCGCAGGTCTCCTGCGAGAACTCCCTCTCCGCCGGCCCGCGGCGCTTCTCCCGGTGCAGGTGGTACCGGCACTCCGTCCACGGGCAGGGGCGTGGCCCCTTCTCGCAGTCCGCCCTCGTCCCCGCTGCCGTCGGGAGGCGACTTCCAGTAGCCACTCACTTCACTTCCGCGACGGCCGCCTCCACGGCGGCCTGCAGCTCGGAGACCGGCATGCGGCCCATCTCCGCCACCGGAATCGGGACGACCTTGCCGCCACCGGCCAGCGCCGATTCCTTCACGGCGACGGCCATGGCCACGAACACCAGCTCGTTCTTCTCGGCGTCGAGGGCCACGTGCACCTCGCAGCGGGGCAGCACAGCCAGGCCCTCGGACACGGGCACCACGCGCACCAGGCGCTCGTTAGGCGCCCGCTTCGCGTTCAGCTGGGCCACTGGGTTCAGGTGGTGCTCGCCCACTACGGCCGCCCGTCCCGCGCCTTGAGCTGCGCCTCGTACGCCGCAAGCTCCGCGCCCTCCAGGCGCCGCACCGGCCCAGAGCGCCACTTCCAGGCAGCGGCGATGAAGCCCTCTAGGTCCTCCGCTACGTCAGCGTGCACCGCGAAGGCGTGCATGCTGAACGGCCGGCGAGACTCGCGCACGCCGCCCAGCGCCTGCAGCCCGATCGTGGTGTAGGAGGCCACTAGTGCACCACTAGGGGCGCTGGGGTGAACAGGTTGCCCCACACGCGCTGCGTACCGCAGCGCACGCAGGCGAACTGGTAGACGACTACGCCGTCGCCAGGGTGACCACCAGCGTAGTCATGCCGCCCCGGCCGGCCGCAGGTCGAGCACCAGAGCAGTGCCCTGGTCGTGTCGGGGGCAGGTACCGTACCCATCCGTGCCATATTGGCACGGCGAGTGACATTATGTCAACGCAGAAACGTAGGTCGTGCCAAATTGGCACTAACGCGGGACGAGCATACGCTTGAGCGCGAGGCGGTGCTCTGGGCTAACGCGGCCGAGCGGCTTGCGCGCGTCCTCCCAGGACGCGGTCTGAGTGACCACGAAATCCACCTTGCCGACTTCGTGGTCGAAGAGGGTGTCCCCGTAGAGGCTGCGCAGCCTCCCGGCGGCCTCCTCGGAGAGCCAGGCGTGGAGCTGGCGCCAGCGGATGCCGCGAGTGGGCGGAGGGTAGGGCTCCGTGCGCCAGACGGTGAACGGGCCGCGGTGCTGGCCCTCCGCTATCTCCCTGCGGAACTGCAGTATCTTGGCCCGGGCGGCGTCTCGCACATTGCCCGCAGCTAGCACACTCTCACGTTCCTTTGCACCCATCGCGGCGGCCCTCCGGACCCCGGCGTCCCGTAGGGCAGACCGGTCCAGAGAGCTTTAGGCTCTGGTCCCTCCCCGGTTCGCCCGTTCGGTCCAGTGTTGTGTCTGGGTTCCCTAGCGGACTATCACAAGCACGTTCGCTGCGTCGGGAAAGCTACTAGCCGGTCAACGTTCGCCTAGCGGAGGACTCTACCCAGCAGGGGCCGACTTCCGATCAGCCGCTGGTACCGATCCAGTCCGGGGCTATGCCCCGGCGTCAGTGCGCCGCGTTGTCCCTCGGCGGGTACTAGTGCATCGGTGGCCTTGGCCACGAGAAAGAATATAGCACAAGGTTTGCGCGCTGATTTTGTTGGCGAGGGGGTATATCCCCCCTCATCCCTCCTCGCTGGGGGGCCCTCCCCCCTCCTTCCACCCACACGGCGCTAGCCCATGCGCCGCGCGCCACGGATAGCGACGGCGTGCACGTTGCCGTTGTGCGTTTGAGTGTCGTCGCTTGTAGGTGACTACGTCCGTGTGTGGGATTCTCCAGTCGCCGTTAGCGCTGGTTTTCCAGGCACCGGGGAAGATGCCGGAGGAGCAATACCTCGCCACCGTCCGTGCCCCTAACTGGCACATGTCCGCCACTTGCGCGGCGGTATAGCTCACGTGTTGCGCGACCGGGTACGCAGCGTTACGCGCCATCCCTACTACGGTACCACGTACCGCACCGGGGATATGGATCGCGTTACCTCTTTGCCTTCGCTCAAACCACCCGCCTCAGAAATCTGATACCACCATGACACGCATGTCATAGCTCACATCGCTACGATTACGCGCACTTAGCCGATTCGCTCGCTTCCGCTATGACAGGGATGTCGCGAAACGACGCGGCGCGTTGCGGCTTACCTCGACCGGTTGTGAATGATTTCGCGCACTTACGCATTGTCGCTGAATTGGTCTCGCGCTTGCGTATAGGCAATTTGACCGCGCAACCCACACACGCCGGAGAGAATGCCATGGCCAAGCCCACCCTGTCCCCTGCCGAGTACGCTGACTCCGCCTACGCTCGCAAGCTTGCCACCATGGAGCGCTGGCTGAACCGTACCGCCGACGAGGCGCACTTGGAGCGCACCTACGCGGTGGCGCAGTACGTCGAGCGCGTCCAGGTGCGCGCGACCGCGATGGCGCAGGTAGCGCCGCCCGAGGCGCCGCAGGCCGCTCCCGAGGCGTCCCGCGCGGCGG